GCAAAGAACTCCTATTGCTATATTTCCTCAAGATGTGCCTATGGATAAAATTCCATCTATAAAAAGTGTTTCAAATGTTAGAACTTCCAATGATTATGATAAAAAAACATTAAAAATAAACACTTTAAGATTTACATTGTATAATTATTATGATGCTAATAGAAAATTATCTGAATATATAAATGAAAGTTTAATTAATAAAGATGTGTTTTTATATTATAAATCACCTACTACTAATGTTATAAATTTAATGCCTGAAAAGATAGTTAGTGATATAGGTGAAGGATTTACAGAACAACAACTTGATACGTTTTATGATAGGAATTGTGCTTTAGTATATAGAGGAGAGATTAGCAGAGTTAAATTTGACAATGATACCATTTCTATAACAGTAGAAGATAAAACACAAAAAAGTATTGCAGGAAAGAAAGTACCATACTTAGATGTTGATAGAGTACCTTCTGAAATAAAAGACAGTATTCCTGAATCGTATAAAAGAAATGAAACTGCTATACCTATGGTATTTGGTAAAGTTGATAAATGCCCTGTTCTTCCATATGTTGATAGTAGTAATCCAAGAAATTTAAATCTTCTTTTTGATTTTTGCCCAACAGCAGGGAACTTTAAAACATCTAAAATACCATCTTTTATAAATGATACAAATCTTCCATCAGGTATGCCTTATTACTTGTATGTGAAATCAGGAGATGATTATCTAATATTGGATCATCACGAATCTACAAACAATTTACAGAGTTATAAATATTCAAGGGCTGAAATGTTTTTATCAGGTGGAGAACTTCCTTCTAATAATGTATTACCTTCATTACTAGATGATGATGAACAAAGGTTTAATTTATATGACATTAGAGGGTTTCAACAAAGAATGGTTGAAGCTGCATATCCAACAAGTGGAAGCATATTAGATATAGAAAATCTTGAAGTTGATAATTTAAGTAATGATGAAATGGTTAATCTATCTTCCATAAATAATAATAACGGATTTGAAAAGAAGTGGTATAGAGCAGGAGAAGAACTTATATCAGGTGCTGATAATTTTAATATGACTACTGTTTATCTAAGTGATGAAGCAGATCACGGAGAAGGAAATTATATTATACTTAAATTAGAGGAAGGTGTTTCTAATGAACTTGTTAATATGAATATAAACAACACTTTTGCAGGTAATACTTTTATAATATCTGATTTTACTTTATCAGGTTCTATTGGTGAACTTGTTGATGGAGATAATGACAATATTGCAACAGGTACAGGAATGTTTGTAGCACCTTTAAGTACAGATACTTGGCAGGGAATAAAACAATTACAAGAGCATTTTGGAGATACATCAAATGATGTGCAACAAGAAATAAATTTAAGACAGGCTATGTTGCAAATACTACTTTCAGAAACAACAACTCAAATAGATGAGATTGTTGCAGATCCTGAATCAAACTTAGATTTGATAACAGATTCCACAGATATTTTTACTAAAGCAGCCATATTTTGTCCTGATGGAGAAGCTGTTGGTGATTCAAGATATTGGGGTACTTTAGGCACTAACAATACTTTAAATATATCAGGTGATTACAGAGGTATTAATGGTTTGTATTATGGTGCTAAAACATCAGAAAATCAGGAACACTTGGTTGGTGAAAATGCAGATGCACATAATAATATTATCTTATTTGAATATTTCCCTCCTGCTTGGAAAAATGATAGTGGAAGCAGTTTAAGTTATCTTCAAACATTAAAAATAAACAATATCGCTTTTTTACATTCTGTTAAAATAGAAGATGTAAGAAAAGAAAAAATATATGCTTCAATACAAGGAAGAAAAAATCATTTATTTACAGAACAATTAAATCAAGATTTATATGAAATAGGCTTAGAATATTCTATGCAGGATGTTGATATAAGTTTATTTACTAGAAATTCAGATGGAACACTACCTGATTTTAATACATATATAGATGCAATAGGAGAACAAATTATAAGACAGGCTATTGATACTGATCCCTTAACACAAACAAGGCCAACAATAAGTGAATTTGATGCTTCTCTTGGAGAACTTATAGGCTACTATAATACTGATATAAGCCCCACAAATGTATGGGAAGCAAATTGGAATGATTATGGACAATACAGTTCTAGTGGTGAAAATTACAATGAACTTGGTAGTGATGCTTTTATGAATTGGGGTGATGGGATTCCATTTTCAGCAGTAGATGATTTATTATCTACAAATGCTATGGATTCTACATTATCAAATTTATGGACTGATAATATTGTAACACCTGCTTTAAACACAGGTATATTTGCTAACAATTATTCTCTATTTAAAGATTTTGTTTATAGAATGAATTTATTGCCTGTAAAACTATATCATTCTTGGAATTTCTTATATGATACACAGGGAGCAAATAGAAACATTATAGAGGTTATGGGCCAAAGATTTTTCCTTGAGTTAATATATGAATATATATTTCAAACAAGTATAGTTCAAGACAGCACAGATTTTAATATAAGGTATTGGTATAGATGGAAAGGACAATTTCAAGATGTTGCTTGGTTAGCTGAGGAGATGGCTGATTTAAGAGATAAACTTGCTACACCTTCATTTGGATACAGACAATATAGTTGGAATAGTTGGAATATAAAACCAATGATCATAGAATCAAATTCTTCAGGGTATTATTGGCACTATGATAATGATAAAGAATATGATACAGAGAATGTTCAATGGGAAGGCAGAGGTGAGGGATTTAATAATTGGGTTGGAAGTAATGGTTGGTATTATGGTATTGGGTATTATGAAACAGGTTCAGAATTATCAGGGTTAAGAACAGAATTGCTTTCAATAGTTGGTGTAGATACAGATGAACAACAAGATGAATTATATACAACAACAACAGGAACAATAGAAAAACCATCTGATATTGTTATGAATATATTGACATCTGAAATGGAGTATGGTAAATATGATACTGAGAATAATAATATTGGTAGTGATATTTTAAAACCAGATTATGATAAATTTGATATAGATAAGATTGAAGAATCAAGATTGCTTCACAGTGGTTGGAGTATGGGTTTTTGTATAGATAAAAAAACAGATGGTAAAAAATTAATAGAAAATATATTAAAAGAATCTAAATCATATCCAACATTTACTACTGATGGCAGGTTTAGCCTAATAACAATAAAAGATTCCTATATACAATCAGATGTAAATAAAAAAATAAATGTAGATGATATAATAAAATATAACTTTACAAAAACAAAAAGAGAAGATATTACAACATCAATAAAGGCTTATTACAGGTTTGATAATGGACAAAACAAATATGCTTCATATTTAGAAAAATCTATTGATGAATTGTTACCAAATTATGCTGATACTGCTTATGATAATTACAATTTAGAAAAAACAGATGGGTATAAAGAAATAGAATTAAAGTATCACTCAGATAGAAATACTGTTAAAAAACTTGTTAATCATATGTTACTTAATAATTGTAATCAGCACAATGAATGTACAATGAGTTTATCATTGAACAATATAGATATTTCTGTTGGTGATATAATAGAAATACCTCTAATTAATGATGAGAAGGTATTTGATGTAGATTATAGTAAGTTAACAACACTCAACTCACAGGTTATTTATCCTTATTGGATTGTTATGTCAACAGATATTGGTATAGATTCTGTTAAAATAAAGGCAGTACAACTACACTCTTTGTTATACGATATTGCTGTTGAACCTGAAGAACAAGTTGAACCTGAAGAACAAGTTGAACCTGAAGAAATAGTTGGGAATAGGAGCAGGAACAATAGTACATATAGGTTTACAAATAATGATTACTTACCTAATTGGAATTATAATCCTGATGCTACTATTGATAGTGGTGTAGAAATACCTTATTTTGATGTAACAGGGGATGGTGTTATCAATATTAATGATGTTGTAGAAGTTGTAAATGCTTTAATAAATGATGATGATAGGCTAACACCTGAACAAAGGCAGAGGTTACTTTCATACTATTCTGATGGTGAAAGATGGATGTTAGGGCAAACAATTACGGATGAAGATGTTGATGTATCTGCATTAATAAACTTGGTTAATTTTATTTTAAATTAATAGATGAATAAAGAAAAAACATATAAGGGTAATTTAAATATAGGCAAGAAGGTTGTTTCTATTGAAACTGATAAGAATTGGGCAGGTATTGAAATAACTTTTGCAGGTAATATGAGAATAAAATCACTTCTTGGTGATGATTTTATTGTTCTTGGAGGACGTAAAAAGATTATTATAACCAAATTAAATAAAACAGAGTATTTAGATTCTGATTTATTTGAATATACAGGTAGGGCTATGATTACAAGATGCAACATTGTTACACCTGAATTAGATAAATTTTCTTTATATGTTAATAAACATAGTTTGCAACTATGGAATACATTAATGAAATCTGAAAGAGATGGAGAAACAGCAGGAGTAGAGCAAGATTGGGCTTATTTAGGTGAAAATTGGGAAGATTTAGATTTTGATGGGAATAATGACAAAAGAGATTATATTTATAGAAGAACTATATATGATAAGGAATCAAAAACATACACAGAAATTAAAGAATTAAGGAAGAAATAATATGGCAAATAGTTATTACCAAACACCAACAACACCAAGATTATATGTATCATACCCATTATGGCAATATGCAAACGGTGGACTAGATTTTTATATGGGATACGTGAATGGGGCTTGGGGAAATATTCCTGATGAAGATTTAATAAAGGCCATACAACTTGATTGTTCTGATCCTGTTAGTTTGGATTGGATATCAGGAAGTGTAGCAAGCTTTAACTATGGGCTTGTTAATTCTAGTAATTTAGAGAATGAATTGCCAAACAATTTATGGAATTTTAATTATGCTATGGTGTTAAATCACAATTTAGCATCAGCAAATGTTAGGCCTTATATCAGACAAGATAACTTAGATGGAAATGCACCAAATGAAAACAATATAACACAGGCAAGTATTATTAATCACGCAAACGTGCCTGAATATGATGGATTTAGTGTTTGGGATTTAACTGATGGGCCAATAAATAATACAGATACTGTGCTTAGGTTTGGCTTTTGGAATCCTGATGCTTTACCACCACTAATATCACCTGTTGAAATTGGAACATTAATGTGGGGTAAATACTTTGACTTTCCACAGCCCTGTGATTTGAACACAACTTTATCATATCAGTACGGAACAAGATCTGTTAAAAATATTGGTGGTAAATCAATAAACACAACAAAATGGACTAAAACAGATGGTTGGTATAATTCTACAACAGGAGGAACAGAACCATTTGGATTAAGAGGTGTTGGTTCTGATTTAAATGATACTGCTGATAGTTTTAGAAGGAAATCAGGAACAAGAGTTTGGAATATTTCTTTTGATTCTGTTGCACCTCAATACCTTATGAACCAAAATCCTATGATGAACTCTAATGGATGGGATGAAGGTTTTGATAATTATTCAGTTGATGCTGATACAACTACAAGCACATACAATATAGATAATGGGTTAGATTTTTATACTGATGTAGTTCACAAAACAAATGGTGGTTCAATTCCAATGGTATTACAGATAAACAAAGATGATCCATCACCTCAAAATTTTGCAATAGTAAAAATGAGTAGCTACAAGATAACTCAAAAATTACCTAATTTATATTCAATCAGCCTTACCTTAGAAGAACAAGTTTAGGCTTCCTCTACCTCTCAAACGAACAAGCCACGAGAATCTCTTTTATAGGGATTCTTGTATCTAATTCTCCTCTATAACTAAAATTATTTTAAAAAACTTAAAGAAAACATTAGGTATTGTGATTTATTATTTTTAATATATAGGAGTGACAGGGAAAAACAAACAAGGAGTAACAAGATGGAATTTAAAGTAAAAACATTAACAATCGGTGGCCCAGCAGGAGATAGAACATTTCTTTATCTAAAAGGAGTGAATAAAAAAGATGGTTGTGATATTTTTAAAAATGAATGTGGCTTAAAAGAAATAAAAAATAGTTACTGCAAATTAGCATTTTATGATATAGATATAGATACACTGTATAGATGGAGTAATTTGTTTAAAGTGTGGATTATAGAATAAAATAAGAATAACAAGGGTGGTGTAAAAGCCACCCTTTAACTAGGGAAAACAAAAAACAAACAAGGAGTAGCAATGAAAAAAATAACTTTAAAATTAACAGAATCAGAATTTAAAACACTAAGTGGAAATAATTTATCTCACTCAGGAATTGGATTTCTTTTTACTTATACAGCAAATGGCAATAAAGGAATTGAAGTAAAAGATGTAGATAAGTTCAGAGAGTTCTTAAAAGTTGATATTGCTGATATTATTGGAATTTGTAATTTCAATGGAATTAATTTAGAGGAGGCAGTTGATTATAAAGATTTTAAATCTATCTTATCTAAACTTGATAAGGAGGTTAAAAAAGTGAAGAAATTAGATACTTATACTGAGGCAATGAATGATACACCAAAGAATAGAAGGTTTCAGGAAATAATTGATGAAATAAATTCTTTATTACCTGAATATGTTAAGGTGTATGGATTTCAAGATTATACAGATAAAAGAAATCCTAATTATGTAACAGTTATAGCATTGGCTTTTGAAGGATGTCCAAAGCATTTGATTGGAGGAGATAATTTTTCAGATTCAGTTAGCACTTCTTCTTCTCCAAGAAATTTACCTGAAGGAGCAATTAGTAATTATTTAGGTATGGGTATGAATGGGGAGATTGCAGGAGGCTATGGTTGTGTTGAAGATGAATTACTTTATGAAATGGCTAAACTTAAGGAGGCTAAATAATGGAAGAAGCAACTTATTTAATCATACATATCATTTCTGAGGTATGGAAGATAGTATTTCAAGGGGTTTTATTGTTTTTGATATATAGGCTTATCTCAACAATAATAAGGCGAACAAGTACCAAAAAACAACTTCCTAATATTAAATGTAAGGAGAGCAAATGAATCAGGAAATGATTAAACTTAAAAATGGTGTTAAAAAGTATTTGAAGGATTTAGGATTAGATATGAGTAAATACAAAGGTTGTGTGAAAACTGATACAAAATTAATTGCAGCAATAGATGATACAATTATTCATATTTCACATGATTTAACTAGACACAGGGCCATAATCCCTGAGAGAGGTAGAAAATGAAGGAAATATTAGAAAAACTAAAAAAACCAACAGATAAATCAGAAATTAAATATAGAGTTGGTACTGTTTATGATAAACAGAATGGTAAGGCAACAATACTATCTTATGTTGATGCAAGATATGTTCAAGACATTTTAGATGATGTTGTAGGGCCTGAGAATTGGGAAAACAGATTTTATGAAGCAAAGGGTGCTTTGTTTTGTGAAATTTCTATTAACTTGGGTGATTGTAAAATATCTAAGTCTGATTGTGGTACTGAATCTGATATAGCACCTGCAAAAGGTGAGGCTAGTGATGCCTTTAAAAGGGCAGCAGTTATGTTTGGTATTGGAAGGGATTTGTATTCTTGTGAAACATTGTTTGCTAATCTTGAAAATAAGGGAACTTATAAAGATAAGTTTGGAAATGAACATATAAAATGGGCATTACCTAGAGACTGGAAACCTGATACAAATAAACAGGAACCTAAACCTAAACAAACTATGAAAGTAGATAACAATCTTAATGTTACTATTGAGGCTGTTAAAGAAAAGTTTGATGGTGCTGTGATGAAGAACTTAGTCAATTTTGGAAAGCACAATGGTAAGGATTGGAG